GCATCGTTGCCGACGGAGGTCTGGTTTGCCGGCGGCATCCACAGCTCAAGGCTTGCGGCAGTCGCGGTGACATCCATGATCCGCGCAGCGTAGTCATCCGTAGCGTTGCCGTTGATCGGCCACTGGAGCTGCGTGTTTGCGGACAGAGTGACCGCACGATAAGAAACGTCCGTCGGCTGAATGACGGTTCCGGTGAATGGGCTGTTGTAGCTCATCTGGTGATCCTTTAACTATCGACCGCAATCGCTTGGCGGTCAGCCACGCGCAGTTTGTCCTCAGCGGTGAGAACATCCATGGCCTGCTTGTACATGGCCTGCCACAGTTGCACGCGGCCATCGTTCTTCAAGAAAGGCATCGCTTGCAGCAGCGATCCGTACAGGAGGGCCTGCGGAGCGTATTGGGTAAACCAGTTGGTCTGGTTGCTCGAGTCCAGAGGCTGAACGCGCTCGTAGTACAGGACTTCAAAGTTGTAGGCGACATCAGGCGTCGGAGCCACCATCCAATGAGTGAAGTCGTAGTCGGTGTAGAACTTGGGCACATCCGTGGCGGTCGGATCGGGCCAGTACTCACGCAGGTACTCATAGCGGCGCAGTAGCACGGGCTGGCGCTTGCCATCGACCGTGATGTTCATGGAGACAGTCTTGCGCCACCGGGCCGGCTTGTTGATGACCGGATCGTCGGAGGTCATCTGGCTGGCTTGAACAGTCAGGTTGCCAAGGAACTTGATCTGGCTGGCGATGATCTGCTCGGCCAGCATCACAAAAGTGGGGATCTTTTCCAGCGTAGCGACATCCGTGCGCTCTAGATACGTCGCAACGTCAGCCACCAAGCTGTCATACGTCATGACCGCAGCGGTTGCCATTAAAAGTTACCCCTCTTGGCCTTTGCGCCATGCATGTTGGCTACCAACGAAGGGTACGCCGTTCCAGTCTTTTTGGCGAAAGCCTTTGCGGCTCTCTTTTGATTGGACGACAGTTTCTTCGGCTCGCCAAGGTCTTTTGGACGCCGCTTTTCCCAAACAGCTTTGGTTGCCATTTTATGTTCCATTTCTGCTTAAAACAAGCGTTATGCCAGCATCTTGATGGCCGCCTCTTGGGCCTCTGCCACCCGACGACCCCAGCCCTTGCCGAACGTGCCCCAGGTGGGCAGCGCCTGCAAGAACTCTAGCCGGATCTGCTGGTACTTTTCCACAATATCCTGCGCCGGCATGCCCGACACAGCCTTGAGTGTCCCAGGGCCGATAGCCCCGTCAGCAGTGACCCCCACAGCCTGCTGGAGCCACTTTGCAGCCCGCCCAGGCCCGGAGTTGATGGCGGCGTCAAAGACGATGTAATCCACCCCATCAGGCAGCTCGTCCCCTTTGACCTTATCCCAGTACTTGGCCTTGTACAGCGGGGCCACATCAGCCGGGGTGAGTGCCCGCATGGCCTTCTCATCGACATCGTGGCCCACCCATTCCTCCCAAACCCGCTTAGTACAACCTAAGTTAGTCATACCTCCGGGATCGGACGGATGGTTCACAAAGCCTCCCTCGTGGTGGAGGACGGCGGCCAGAGCGGAGTCAAAGTTCTCTTTCATTTCTTTCCTAACATTTCAGTTTTGGCTTGAGAACCAGCGCTAGAACCAAAATAATACGCGATGATGCCGGTCCAGGCGGTACCTAAGGAACCGAGCATCATCAGGATGGCCGGGTTGTTGCTGTCCACTTTGCCCAGCAGCATCATTCCGAGGATGCCGAAGAAACCCACCGTCACCGACGCCGCCAGCAAAGGCGGAACCCAAGAACGGGTCGCCATCTGCATCTCACGGGCGCTTTTGCGATCGTCAACCGCCAGCTTCTCGAAGTTCAACCCAAGCTCGTTGGCCTGCTTCTGGAGGTCAATCTCAGCGATCTTGATCTGCGCGATCTGCTCGGAGGTCAGCTTGCCGCTGGAGATGATGTCCTGAACTTTGTCAGGCTCCACGCCGATAGCCTTAGACACAACCGAGACCGCCATGCCCGCAAGCGGGGTCATTAGTGCCGACGCCACCGTGGGGGCGATTTGTTTGAGCCATTCCATTACTGTTTACTCCTTGAAAGCATGGTTGCTGCGATCTGCAAGAGGACGCGGTACTGATCCACATCCGGCGGTTCTTCTTTCCAGCCCACAGTGATCTGTCCGACCAGCTTCCCAGGCTCTGGCGGCACCCCCACCCGGCACCCGTAGGTCATGCCTTTTTCCATGTACCACAGGCCGATCTCAGACTGCGCGGTCTTGTAGTGGCTGCACGGGATCTCGCCGGCCATCAGCGCTACAACGTCCCTATTGTTGGCGACGTTGGAGGTGAAGAGGCCCACATCCAGCCCCTCGTGGGTTTTCTCCCGCCCCTGCTTGGTGTACGCCCGATGCAAGACGCGGGTGCCAAACATGGGGTTCACCTTGAAGATAGCTACGACTGTAGCGTCGGTGTTCCGAAATAGATGCGCTGCCGCGTCCTCCACCCGATCTTCAGCAATGCTAGGGAGCTTCTTTTGCTCTTTGTACGCACCGATCAGGAACGCTTGGTTCTGCCAGACAAAGTACCCCACGAACGCGAAGATCGCCATCAGGAGGATGGCAAACAGCTTGAACGGCGAGTCCACATAACTGAGGACTTTGTCGATCAGGCTGTTGTGGTTGATCTTCTCTTCGCTCACGACACAGCCTGTTTGACGATGAAGATGATGATGACGCCGATGATGACGATGCAGATCGCTCCACCGATGATCTGCGCCATCAAAATCCTTTGAGCGGACACTTTCTTGCGTTCAGCAGCAGCAATCCTCTCGGCTTTCTCCCGTGCCTGTTTGATTTTCATCCGCTCCTTGAGCATCATCTCCCATAACTCAGGGTATCCGCCGTAGACCAACTGATGTTTGAGCGCCTCCTCTGCTTCCCGCAGAGCGTTGGCCTGCATCACGATCTCCATCGCCCGTGCAGTGTCGGACTTGCCCGACTTGCCCGCATCGTTAGCGGCCTTCTGGACTACGTCACGGGCATCAAAGAAGCGGCCAAACTCCCCGACAAGGCCGTTGATGTCCTTGCCCAACTTGATGGCCTTCTGGATACCCGCCACCGCGGCCTGTGCAGTGGCGAACGCAGTGATGGGATCGATCATTTCACTAGATACACAAAAATTGGCAGTATGTTGTAGGCCAACACGACTGCCAATGCAACTATCAAAAGGGCTAGAACAAAAGAGACTAGCCAGTCGAGCATGGTTACACCATTACTTGTCAGCCTTGTTGTCGAGCTTGGCAAAGATCTGCTTGCAGATGTCCTTGATCTCATCAATGTCGCGGTGGTAATCCTCTTTCGTGAGGTAGACCTTGGGCATCTCCCTCACATCACGATCCAGCGTATTGATGGATCGCGTGATGTTGTTCAGCATCCAGCCGCCTAGAACGCCGGAAAGCCCAACAGTAATGTTGAACAACACTTGGTAGTCCACGACTCACTCCTGCTTTTCAGCGTTGGCTTGAGCTTCTTTCTGGACCGCTTCGATCAGTTGATAGACCTCTTGGTACGGGCGGGTGCCCAGGTAGCCAAGGATCTGGTTGATCAGTTGCGTCGGTAGAGAGAGCTTGTCCATCATGCGGGCCAGTTAGCAGCGCCCAGAGCGCCAGTCAGCTCCGGGATGTTGGTTGCAGCGGCGATCTGGGTTTCCATTCTGGAGCACTCAGCCACAACAGCAGCGCGATAAGTAGCCACCGATGCCGGGATGTCCACGTTGCGCTCAATCTTGCGGATCACCAGCCAGTCAGTTGCTGCCAGGAGGCTTCCTGCCTGCTGCTTGACCTGGGAGATCCACTGCGACTTCAGGCCCTTGGTGACCAGACGCTCAGTGGTATCCACCATAGCGGGTTGGCCGTTCACCGTGCCCAGAACCTTGACATACAGGGGGTTGCCGTCAGCGTCAGACTCCTGGCGGTCTTCCAGCTCTTTAGCGGTGCCAGAGTAGCTGGCCTCTACAGTGCTGCTGACTTCAACAACGCGGTA